AGGTTACGCATTACATAATACATATATTGCTCCTGTTATTAGTAAGCCTTCGTTGACAACAATTAGAAATATATTCCAAGACGGTGACGTAGGCGATCCGACAATTGCAGGTGCGTCAGGATATGTAGTTGATACGGCAGGCACATCACGAGTACAACAAATAGATTGGTACACGGCTAGTGGTGTTTCGGGAACACAAGATGCAGGGTTTTACACTGATTACGATGGACACGGAACTCATTGTGCAGGAATAGCAGCAGGCAAAACTTATGGATGGGCAAAATCGGCACATATCTATGCACAAAAACTTAATGACCTCAAAGGAACACTCGATCCTAATAACGGAATTTCAGTTACTGACGCATTTGATACAATTAGACTATGGCATAATGCTAAAACAAACGGACGTCCTACTGTTGTTAATATGAGTTGGGGATATAGCACTACGCAGTTTGTTAATCCTACAAGCGGAAACTACAGAGGTAGTGCTTGGGTTTGGAATCCTCCTGATTTTGTAGAAGGTTACGATTCTAGATCAGGATTATGGAGTGGTACAGGTGTAGTGGATCAAGTATTTGCAAGTGGTGGTACACCATATAGTAGACATCCTGTACAGGTTTCAGCAGTTGATGCTGAAATAGATGATATGATAGCAGACGGTGTACACGTGGTTATTGCTGCTGGAAATGATTTGCACAAAACAGATGTTCCGGGCGGTGACGACTACGATAATACAGTTGTGTTTAATGGAGTTACTTATAATTATCATAGACCTAGTTCACCACATAGTGCAGGTGCATTTAATGTAGGAAACATAGATTATCATACAGCAGAGCTAATTGGACCTACAGGAACGGATATAGTTTCAGATAGTAGCACACGAGGTCCAGCAATTGATATTTGGGCACCTGGCACAAATATTATGAGTACATCAAGCCGTAATTACAATACAGGAAAATTTAGTGTACTAGATTACCCTGCAAATACCGATTATAAAATTATGGAAATATCTGGTACTAGTATGGCAGCACCCCAGGTAGCAGGGTTACTTGCACTGCATTTAGAATCATTACCAAAATTATCTCCAGCAGATGCAAAATCAAGAGTTGTTAACGATGCTAGAACTGATGTAGTATATGAAACTGGAAATAATGATACTGATTATACACAGTATCAAGATAGCATTATGGGTGCTCCTAACAAATTTTTATATTCAAGGTATGCTGTTGCACAACCATTTAGTATAGGTGGCTTTAGTCAGACTTCAGGTATTGTTGGTGCAACATATGCTCTAAGTGCAAGTAGCACAAGCATTAACGAAGGTGATACTGTTACAGTTACACTTACTACTACAAGCATTCCAGATGACTTTAACGTTGCATATGCAGTAAGCGGAATTCAAGCAGGTGATTTAAGTTCTGGAGATTTGTCAGGTAACTTCACAGTTAGCTCTAACACAGCAACTATCAGTTTCACACTTGCAGAAGACGTAACTACAGAAGGCGCAGAAACTATGACCGTGTCTTTGAACAACGGACAGAGTTCAGTTGCTATCACAATTGCTGATACTAGTGCAAGTAACTATGCGTTAAGTAGCAGTGCAGCAAGTGTTAACGAAGGTGGAACATTTACTATTACACTTACAACAAGTGGTGTTCCAGACGGTACGTCACAAGCATACACAGTTACAGGTGTAAGCGCAAGTGATATAAGCGAATCACTTACAGGTACATTTACTATTAACAGTAACACAGCATCTGCAACATTTAACGTTACTAACGATTTTTCAACAGAAGGTTCGGAAACATTTACACTATCACTTGATGGTAGAGGAGAAAGTGTAGATGTTATAATTAATGACACAAGTGGTACTGCGGTTTACAACAATCTAGTAAATGACACAGGCGGATCAAATGATGTAAATGAAGGTGAGACACTTACATTTACCCTTACAGGTACTAACATTCAAGACGGTACAACTGTTGGTTACACAGTAAGTGGTGTAACAAGCGGTGATATCAGTGGTGCATCACTAACTGGTAATATTACAATGTCTGGAGGTACAGGCAGTGTTGCATTTACAATTGCTGCTGACGCTACAACAGAAGGCAGCGAAGGTCTTGTGTTTACACTTGCTAATACAGATAGTAATGGTGCTAACACCGGTGGATTAAGTCAAACAATTACTATTAATGACACTAGTGAATCACCTGCTGCTGATTATACAATGAATATTGTAGGTGTATCCGGCAATCCGAGATACTTACAATTCAGTGGTGAAGACAGAGTAAGAACTTATTCAAATTCAACTGGTTTAGATTTAACATTTTATCCAGATGATACTGTGAATCTTGTTAACAATTCAGGAAGAACACTTTACGTAACAGATACAGTTGATGATCTTTCTCCTGGAATTTTAGATGGAACCACATATAATTTAACTGTAGGAAGTGCAGGTGCATATGCTATTAGAACTGATGGAAATCCTAGTGTTAACGATACCGGACTGAATAGTAGACTTCAGGCAGGTATAACACTAAGTTCTAATACAAACATTTATGATCTTAATACTACTGCATTATCTACAGCAGGATACACTTACGTTGCAGGATATACAGATATATCATTAACGGTTAATAGCGGAGTGTATCTATATTCAAGTAGTACATCAACTCCGGCACTTCAAGTTAGAGCTTTTGATAGCAGCGATACTGTTAGTGTAATCAATAATGGTTACATTATGGGTATGGGCGGCGACGGTGGAAATGGAAACGGGACACTATATGGGTTAGGATCTGTCGGTCAAGATGGCGGTAATGCTATAGATTTAGAACGTACTGTATCTATTACTAACAACTCTTACATCGCCGGAGGTGGTGGTGGTGGAGCAGGCGCATATAGTTCTGGTGGTGGCGGAGCAGGTGGCGGAACTGGTGGAACTTCATATATCGGTGCAAGTAATCTTATACCTGGAGGTGCTGGAGGAGATCCTGGATCTGCTGGAAGTAATGGTAGTAGGTTGTCATTAAATGATTGGAGAAAAGGCAGTGGTGGCGGTGGTGGCCGAATACTTCCAGGTACTGGCGGTATTGGCGGCGACTGGCTGGTGGCATCAGGGCCAGGCGATGGTGGCCAAGAAGGTGGCGGTGGCGGTGGCGGCCACTGGGATGATGGCGGCAGTAATGTGCAACAATTTCAAGGTGGCGGTGGTGGCGGCCGCAATGGAGGCGGCGCCGGAGCAAGAGGAGCCAATATTGGCTCAGTAACTCCTAGTGAAGATGGATCAACTACAACAGGCGGAGCAGGTTATTATGCAATTGTTGAAGGGTCTGGCGGAGGTGGCGGCGGACCTTGGGGTGGAGCAGGCGGATCAGCAAGAAATAATAGCACAACATTGTCAGGCGGCTCCGGAGGTAAAGCAGTAAACTTAAATGGAAATAGTGTAACCTGGAACGTAACAGGTACAAGATACGGAGCAATAAGTTAATTAAACAAATAAATACAGTAGAGGATAACAGATGGCAATAAATTTTCCAAATTCACCCACAAACGGTGACACATTTACAGACGGTACAAGCAGTTGGACCTGGGACGGTACTTCTTGGAACCTTGTAACCAGCAGTTTATCTGTTACTCCTGAAACATTTAAAACCATACAGGTTGCAGGACAAAGTGATGTAGTTGCTGACAGTTACAACGATACACTTACACTAGTAGCAGGTTCAAACATCACACTTACTACAGATGCAGCAACTGATTCTGTTACAATTACAGGACTAGCAGGCGGTGGTGGCGGAGACGTTAACCAAAATGCTTTCAGTACAATTGCTGTATCAGGGCAAACTTCAGTAGCAGCAGATGCAGTTACAGATACACTTAATCTTGCAGCAGGCTCTGGTATTACATTAACCACAAACGGAACAGACACCGTAACAATTACTTCAACAGCAGGTACACCAACATTTAATACTCTTACTGATGCTTCAGCAGCAGGGCTAAGTGTAGCAGACATTTATCTACCTGCAATCACAAGATTAGTTGTTACTAACAACGGTCTTAATTCATATAGATTTGATCAATATGGTACATCAGATAATCCTACAATCTACTGTATCAACGGAACTACTATTGCATTTGATCTACAGCAAAGTGCGGGACATCCATTCCAAATACAAAATCCACTAGGAAACGCCTACAGCGAAGGGTTGGTACACGTTGCTACAGATAATACTGTAAGCACAGGCGCAGCAGCACAAGATAAAACAAGTGGTGTGTTGTATTGGAAAGTACCTGCAAGTATATCAGGCGGTTACAGATATCAGTGTACTAATCACGCAGTAATGGTAGGAAGCATTACTATTAAAGACTTCGGAACTCTTTAATAATCTTTAGTTATACTATCTAACTGTTTTCTAAGACTAGTAATAATATCTCTTGAATCTGCTTGACTAAATTTTTTAGCAGTTGCTGAATTCATTAACAGTTGCTCGTGCCATCGGTCAAGTTCCTGAACTTCACCTTCTAGTTGTCTAAGCAAATTAGTGGCTTTGATTTTTCCATCGCCTTCAGGCATATTATTAATTTTTGTTTGAAAAGTTTTCTTTTCTTCTAGATATCTTGGATTTTCTTTAAGAAGCATTTTCTAACTCCAGTACTGTTTCTATCTTTGTTCTAATTAGGTTATTATTTAAAGTATTTCGTAACCCGTTATGTATGTTTTTGGGCAAGTTATCTAATGTTGCCCAACAAAAAGTATCTACTACAATTGGCATAAATTCTTGCTCTACTAAACAAATATATGTGCTATATTCAAACCCTTTATCCCTAGATAGATATAATTCTATTGGCAGTATTTTACCTTTTGAAAAGTCCTCTAATGCCTGTTTACTATCTTCAAATAGAGATTTACTCCTTGCAAACGTAGGAACAGTCCACTTTTCTTTTTCAAGAATAAGTAAAATTCTTTTCTCATTTTTTGATAAAAATAATAGACCAGCACGTTTTTGCATACTATTAATTATGCAGGATCAGGATCTAGTCTCCAATAACCTGGTGCATATTCGCCTTCAAAAGATTTGAGCCACTGAATACCGTCCCATTTATATTGGATACCTGTTCTTATGTTGGTTACGTAGGTTGTATCATCAACTGATGCAGTATCAAATACTGTAATCCAACTTGAACCGTCCCATTCTACAATGTTATTTTGTTTTAGCTCGTATGCTGATAGTGAAGAGCCGTCAGTTCCTTTCCAAGCATCAGGGCTAATTCCGTCTGGATCACCAATGCTTTCAAGTAACAGATATCTAGTACCAACTGGTATATTATTAACACCATTCCATTTATCAATTGGATTGAATGTAGTAGGATTTACAATAGCATCTATTGTAGTTTGCTGTGCTAATGCTCTTGTTCCGTCGATGATTGTGTTGCTAGGTATAGTATCTTGATCAAATGTAACCAGTAATATTTTTGGATCTGTAGGATGGATAGCGAATGTACCTGCCATCTCTGTTCCATTAGGCTGTCTAAAGAATACGTTACTATTAGCATTAAAGTTACCTAAACGTGTTAGTATTGCATTCCAATCATACTGTTTACTAGCAGCAACTGATTCTTTTTCGCCTAGCCCTACACTTTCAATAGCAGCATATGGATCAATAATAGTTAATTCGTAATCATAAGGTTGATTGTTATTGGCTTTGAATAACAATACTGGGAATCTAGGATTGACATAAACAGTGTTGCTGCCATCACCGTTATAAACAAGTGAGCTAATGTTTTTAACATCACCGTCTTCAGTAAAGATATTTGCAATAATACTTCTAATTACGCCAAGTTTTTTAACTTTGGCAGGCGGTGAAATCCAAATAGGAATAGTAAAATCTAAACTACAAATATCAATATCAGACTCTGTACCTGCAGGAATACTTCTTGAACTAAAGTTTGTGCTGTCAAGATATACAACACTTAAACTAGTCCAGTCAACATAGTTGTCTGTGGTTTGTATTTCTAGTGCAGGATTAAACAACACTAAAATTTGTTCTAACAACTGTAATTTTTGATCTGTATTACTAGTCCATATATCTGCTTTCATACTTAATGTATATGGAGTAGGCATCAGTCTTTCAACTGTAACGTTTTTACCTTGCTCGCCTGTATATGTTCTTGTACCGTCATCTTGTTCTTGGTATCTACGCTCTCTAATATTAACTTTACTTACAAATGTAGGATCAGATAATCTACTTGGATCTGTTTGCAAACCTGTAACATAACAAGCCATACGTGGAACAGTTGGCAGTTTGTTTTCAGAGTTTTCTCTAATAATATTTGCTACTTGACGTGTTAGATCACCGTACATTACAGGAACAGTTTGTTGTTTACCATCACCTGCTTCGAATTTAAACCCAATAAAGATACGCATAAACTGTGTTACGTATCTTCTAATCTGTCCGTCGTAGAAAAAATCCATTACTTACTTGCCTTTTTAAAATCGTGTGTAAATGCTTTTTCATCGCCTTTGGCTGCTGCTGCTCGGCGCTGTTTAATCTTTAGTGCAACTGAATCATCATCTTTTTCTGGTGGACGTCTTTTCACAGTATGTTTCTTAGGACGGCTTGTTGCAAAGCCTAAAATTTCGTCAATACGCATTATTCATCTGCCTCTGGTTTAAGTGCTTTTGAAAGACTCTGTTTTTCTTTAACTGTCTTACCATCAATAACTTGTTCATTAGTATTATTGATAAACGTAGATTTAAGTTCTTTGTTTGTTCTAGCATCGTGTCCAGCAAAGTCTGCGCCTGCTGCAACATCGCTAGGACCTAAATTACTCATTGTCATTCTTACATCATCCTCAACTTTACTCCATCTTCCTTTCTTAAAGATGAAAAGTCTTGTTGGTTTATAGTCTGTTCTAAGATGGAATTGACCATCTCCTGGATTCATAGGAAATGCTATACCCTGTGTAAACGGAGCACCGTTCGGTGGAACACCATCGCCTACTAAGTAACCATCATATCCTGACATTTCAGGATTTGCATTAACCATATCCGCAGTATAACTTGTATAGACTTCGTCTCCATTGTCGTCATATATTGGATTACCATTTGCGTCTGTAGATGGTATTAATAATTGTGTATCGTCTGCTGTAACTAATTCAGCATTACCAACTTCGTCACGCTGTAGTGTATAAAATTTAGTTGTATCATAACCACTTTGCGGAGCATCTGCCTCTGCTTGATCAAGAACTGCACCTGTAATTTGCATTTCTTTTTCGTATGTAGACATAATATCTTTAAGTGTATCTGCAAGTTTCCAATCGCCTCCTGGCGGCGATGAAGTAGTTTCTGATAGTGCTTCGTATTTTTCGCCGTTGTAAGAAACAATGTCTCCTGGGAAGTAAGTTGAATCAGCATTGTATTCACCTTTATTATTTTCTTCACCTGCAACAGCATCAAGGATATCTTTGAACTCTTGTGCGTCTACTAATGGTTTACATTTTGCTCTGTATAAATGAGGATACCAAGTAACAGAAAAACCTTCTGCTGCTCTGTTTACATCTTCAATTACATAAAATCTTTTTAGTGCGTAATTTAAATCATTTAATGCATATTCATCTTTTAAATGAGGTAATTCAATTACATCGCCTGCTATTAATTTTCTACCTAGTTTTTCTACAGTGTCATTAATATGAAATGTAATAAACAATGTGTCGTTTTGTAGAAATAAACCAAATTGACTTAGATTAAAATCTACGTCATTTACATTATACACGCCACGTAATACATATACATCTGGATCGTATTTACGATCTCTATTTTCTAAGAACAGCATATCCTGTATATTTGTAGGATCGTCTGTTGCATATTTAGGTGTTGTAGGAGTTTCTTCTCTACTACTTCCTGGACCTAGATAGCGGTGTATAAGCACATCGGTGCCGCCTACCTGAAACATTTCCCAGGCAGTTTTATCAATAAATTTGTAGTCGTTGCCCTTCTCGGGACGGTATAAACTCAGTCTTGGCATAGTATATGTATTTACCTATTCCGTCACAAGGCATAAATAGTTATATGAGCCAAATAGATAACGCAAAACAAGAAGTATTTGATTACGTAAAAGCAATGCTCGGCGACGGTATGATCGACGTCGAACTAGATCCTGTACACTATGAAACAGGACTTAAACGTGCATTAGGTGTTTTTAAACAAAGATCTGATAATGCTGTTGAAGAAAGTTACATCACTCTTACACTTGAAAAAGAAAAGAATGATTATATTTTGCCTGATGAAATACAGCAAGTAAGACAGATTTTTAGACGTTCAGTTGGTTCACGTACAGGTAACGGAACTGGTGGTACAGTTTTTGAACCTTTCAACTTAGCATACACAAATACATATTTGTTAAGTTCGACAAATATGGGCGGACTTGCTACATACGAATTATTTTCAGGCTACCAAGAACTAGTAGGTAAAATGTTTGGTTCATTTATCAACTTTACTTGGAATCCACAAAGTAAAAAACTAATTATTATGCAACGCCCAAGAGGAGAGGAACAAGTACTTCTTTGGTGTTACAATAATAAACCTGACTACACTATCATTAATGATCAATATGCAGGACAGTGGATCAAAGATTATACACTTGCTAATTGTAAAGTAATGCTAGGACAGGCACGTGAAAAGTTTGCTAGTATTGCAGGCCCACAAGGCGGCACAGCACTTAATGGTGCGAGTATAAAGCAAGAAGGATTTTCAGATATTGAAAGACTTACTGCTGAATTAGTAACACTAGTACCAGGCGGACAAGGATACTATTGGATTAACGGATAATGAAAGCATCAGAATTTATTACAGAAGAACACGAAGAACTGTATACCGAAACTGCTAAAATGGTTTGGGGTAGAACAGGCGG